ATGGTCCATCATATGAATTTGTAATTCTGGATGGTCCTCTAACCTACATGGTTCCCATCCCTCTCTAAACTTTCTAGATACATTAGGATTATCAGACTGACCTAAAAGGCTAGTTCTAATATACCTAAATACCCATCCTGCTTGTTCGGTAGGTGCTGGTAAATTTGATGGATTTTCCCAGCTTTGTATACGCTGAGAAGCCTCTCGGCTTTCTATTTCCCTAGGGGTACGCTCTGCTACTTTTTCAGTACTAGCAGTTTCAAGTTCTTTATTATCTATTTCAGACATATTAAGACTCCTTTAATAGTTGGTTTGCATACTGCTCTGGAGTTATATTAAGACGCTTTGCGAGAGCGACTTGACTCTGAGTCAGATGGATTTTGCGAGGTGGTTTACCGCTATTCCTCGTGGCGGGTGCAACAGGATTCATAACCTGTCGTCTTGGTGTCGTTTCGACTACTTCTGTTTGAACAGGAGCTACATCTTGAACACCAAAAAAATTTGGAAATTGTTGTCTCATTTTGTTATCAACTTCAGAATAATATTTCTGTGAGTCTTTAGCAGGGTCAACTCCATTAGCCTGTAATGATTGGTCTAAATACATAGCAAAAGAAGTCATTTCCTTGTGTGCAGGGTCAGTACCCATAAACCAAGGATTCTTCTTTGACCATTCATCCATTTCAGGGTCAGAATTTTTAACAATTTCTAGTGGTTGTTGTTCTGGTTCTACATATTGTGATGCAATGTTTTGTTGCATTTGTTGTGCATATGTACCAGCTTGTTGTTCAGCAAGGGTTGCAGAAGCTAACTCAGCTTGTGCAGAGGACATAGCATCTGCATCACCTTCTTCATAAGCTTTCTTAAATGTTTGTTGTGCGTTGTATTTTGCCCATTGAGCATTGTTAAGTGCTTGTTTGTTTAATACATCTCCACCTTGGTCAACAACTGATTTTAACTTTTGGTTTTCTGACATTAAGTTCTGTAATGCCTTTACCGCTTCTTGAGACTCTCTGAGAGCTTGTTCTTTTGCTCTACGCTCTTCATGGTACTCATATTTAATTTTGCTGATTCTATCGCCAGCTCTTTTACTGTAGTCTGTTATTTCTTTATCAACAGTTTCATCGTCTACAGGTGCTTCTTCTGTTTCTACTTTAGCAGGTCTTATATCTTCAACAGGTCTATCATCAATAACTTCTACTTCTACTTCGTTACTTGATGAAATGTTTACTTCATTAGCTACTCCAAAAAATCTATCTTCTGAAGATTGTGCTGAAACTGGTTCTGCTTTTGTATCAATAACTTGTTCTATGCTTTCACTCATGCTCTAACTACTCCTGTTGGGTCATCAACGACTGCTTCTACAGTATCGTCATTGATTAAACGAAACTCTTTCCCATACATTTTCATGCGAGTGCCTGAATAAGCTCTAAATATAACCCAGTCACCTTCTTTGCACCAAGGTCCTGTTGGGAACCTTTTAGAATCACCATAAGCTTCTGTGCCTAGTTTAAGAACAAATCCACAAATGTTTGAGGTTTCTTCGTCTACTATAGTTTTTGTAGCTTTTATGATTCCGCCATCTGTCTTTTCTTGAGCTTGTGGCATTGCAACTAGTACTTTCCAACCTTTAGGTTGAGGTAACTGACTTTTAACTTCGTCACTAACCTCTGGTTTTTTAACACTATCTGGTTTTGGTATTTTTAGTTCTTCTTTTTTACTCATATTTTGCACGACTTTTAGGTGTCGAGTTCCTATTTTTGTATGTGTTGTTCCTTCCAATCAAGAACTTCACGCTCTGCGAGGGCTAAACCCTCTATGACTCCTGTCATTCTTTTATACTCAGAAAAGTCTTTACAACTTCCTGTAGATATATGGTCAGAACATTCATTCATCTGCTGTCTTAATCTTTTGACTAAAAAAGTAGAAAGTGATTGCTCTTTAATATCATTTATCATTCAGATTGATATCTTTAACTAAATCTTTAGCTATGTCAAGTCCAAATCTTAAATCATCTTTAACTTTTTGTTCTTCGTTTTCTTTTCTATCTAGCAAATCGCTAGCAATACGCTGTCCTACATTCATTCCAGCAATTTCTGATTGAGATTTAATTCTAGCTTCTTCTAGTTCTTTATTAGTTTTAAGTCTAGCAGCATCAATCATTATCTTAGAAGAATCTATTTGTTGTTTATTAGCTACTTGTTTTTCTTTAATTTCTAGTTCTTTCTGTTTAGCTAGTATTAATGGGTCTTGTGCTTGTTCTTGTATTCTAGCTTGTTCTGCTTGTGCAGCATTAGTAGAAGCTACACGCTTGGCTGCTTCTGCAACTAAAGTAGATATACGCTTCTCTACATCTGCTGGTAATGGCTCACCTACTGGAGGTAGCTCTATACCCATTTCTCTTTCAACTTGTTGTCTAAACTGTAATGCAAGATGTTGCATAATATAATCTGAACCAGCACTTTGTATAACTTGTGCATTTGGACTTTGTTGTATTTTAGCAACAATATTAGGGTCTTGTTGAGCAGAAGCAAGTGTTTGTATATGAGCTTCATGGTCTTGAGACTCATATGCTTGTACAGGTTTACCATTAAGTATATTTTGTACTGCTGTAACTGGGTCAACTGCTGGCACATCTTCTTGTGGAGGTACAATTGTATCTACATCTTTAATACCTAACACTTCAAGCATTTGTCTATGTAGTTGTGCTAAGTCATATAACTGTGGTGCTTGTTGTGCTAATTGCATAGCAGCTTGATACTGCATGATTCTTTGAGCCATCGTTGCTGCATTAGGGTCTGATACAGGTAATACATCTACTCTTGAATCAAAATCCTGTAATTTAATTTGTTGTCCTTCTTCTACTTCGTAAGGATAAGCAGGTTCAGTAAAGTCTTTAATTACATTAACAAGTATCTCAAACTCTCTTTTCATAGAAGCATGTAGTCTTGCTTGAACAGCACTCATAACTTTCATGTTTCTTTCTAGCAATGCTAGAGTTGTTCCAACAGGTGCCTGACTATTCATGTCAGATGTTTTCATCTCGGCTATGCTAGCAAACTTCTTGCCTTCTTCTACTATGTTTTGTAGTAATGAGAACAATGTTGGTGAAGGTTCTTTGTAAGGTAGGAAAGTAATATTGTCTCTGATAGCACCACCTGGTACATCTACATCTCTAAACTCACCTGGCATTATAGGACTATCATCGCCTTTAATACGCAGACCTCTAGCTTTCAAACCACCTGGCAGATTGCTTAAAGTACCTGCATCTACTAATTGTCTTAGTATAGATGTAGCTGATTTAGCTAATCCACCAATCATGTGTATTAAACCAAATCCATAGAAACCTAATCCTGGTAAGTATTGATAATGAACAAAATGCATCCTTCTTAGCTTTGCTACATCATCTTCGTAATAATTTCTTCTTATACTAAGAATAATACCTGAAGGACTATCTATTGATACAACATAAGGTAATGCAATACCTGTATCTTCACCATTGGCATCTTTATCCTCAAATCCTTTAAGGTCTAAGTCTACTTGCATTTCTAGTATTGTATGGCGTGTATCATAGCTATAGCTTTCTGATTCGCCTGTCATCTCATTATATTTTTTAGTAATATCTGATGATGTTGGTTTTGCGTCTGGTAAATCTATGTCTTTGTAAAATCCACTAACTTGCATTTTTCTTACATCATTAGCTGACTTCTTCATTACATGAGTAGCTCTTTCACAAGTTTCTAAATCACTTGCACCATAATTAACTACAACATCTTCTGCTGGTACAAATATACCGCTTGGTCTGTTTAGTGTAGGGTCAAAGTAAACTTTTCTAAATGCTGAACCAGCTAGTGGTAATGAAAATAACATTTTTTCTGTTTCACCACGATACTCTTTCATCTCGTATGTAAGTAAGTAGTTTAGATAATCTTGAACTCTTTGACTTTGTTTTTCTTTAGAAGAATCTATAGTGCCTACTATTTTAGTTCTTACTGGACCTGCAGCAGGAAATATTTCTGATATAGCTTGTGATTGGAATTTAATTACCGCTTCACTAAGCATAGGATGGAACACACCGCAAGCTCCTGCCCAAGGGGTAGTTCTCTCTTCTATCTTTAATCCTAACTGGTCTAAGCCCTTTACATAGGTTTCTTCCCAGTCAGCTCTTGAATCTTTATCTGCATTGAAAGCACCTAGTAATTCATTACCTAATGCTGTTAATTCATCATCATCAATAAACTCAACTAAGTTTGAGTCAAAGCTTTCAGATTGCATTGTTTCTGCAGATGGGTCAAAATCAACAATCATGCCACCATCTTCGGTTTCTGTTGTTAATGCATTTTGTATTTCTACATCTAAATTTTCTTCTGGGTCCATTTCTACTAGACCATCTATTGGCGTAGCAGGTTCGAATTTATTTTCTATAGCCAATATACTCTCCTAGTAATAATCTGCTTTACGATTAGGTTCTAACTCTTCCTCATCTTCATCTGTATCTAAAGGAACAAAACCGCCTTGTCTAAATCTTAACAGAGCTTGCGTACTGCTATCAACTAAATCATCATGTTCCATATTAGGAAAACCAGCAAACTCTTCAACTACTTCTTCTGCCCATCTTGTTTCTGGTGCCCAAACGACACCTGAAGCAAATAGGTCTGAAACAGCATTTACCCTAGATATCTTATCATTTCCACGACTAGGAGTATATTCTTGTACTGGTATGCCTGTTTGTCTAAGTTCAAATATTAAAGGTAGCCCTGCAGCTTTAGCCTCTACAATAAACGCATCTGGTTTATAGGCGTTGTATTTCTCAAAAGCCATCTTCTTTAAATCTGGGAACTCTAGACGCTCCTTATAAGCATCTAATAGTATTAAGTTTGGTGCCGAAAAACCATCATCATTTTCTTTGTAGAAAACTCCCCATGTAGTACATGCAGAATAATCGGCTCTTTGAGTTTTAAGAAAGGCTGTGTCCCATGATTGAATAACAAACTCACAATCAGGTGGGTTTCTTCCATTCCAAACTCTCCACCATTCTCTTTTAACTAAAGCACCCTCTTCTGAAGTAGGGTCTTGTTGATACTGAGCCATCCACTTAGAACTAGGCAATTCAGCCTTCAAAGCTTGTAACTCATCTAATTTCCAGAAAGCATCCCACAAAGGCTTACCAGAAGGTAAGATTGCAGGCAGTTCTATAACTTCCCATTGGTCTGCACCGCCACGCTTTACACTTGCGTCAACGACTTGACCTGTTAAATCTTTATTATGCCATCTAGTCATTACAACAACGATTGCACCATTAGGCTGTAAACGCTGTCTTGGACCAGATGTATACCATTCATAGGTTCTATTAAAGACATTGATGTCTGAACTGGCACCTTCTTGTTCTGAATGGGGGTCATCAATGATAAGTAAGTCAGCACCTTTACCAGTAACCGCTCCTCCTACACCGATAGCGAAATACTCTCCGCCTTTATTTGTATTCCAACGACCAGCAGCCTTAGAATCCGACTGTAAACTTACATTAGGGAATATCTTTTTATAATCTTTACTTCCCACAAGGTTTCTAACCTTCCTACCAAAGCCAACAGCTAACTCTGCGGTATGTGCTGTTTGTATTATTTTCTTTTCGGGTCTGCTTCCTAGGAACCATGCAGGTAATAGGTATGATGCGAACTCGGATTTGGTATGTCTAGGTGGCATGTTGATGATAAGACGCTTTAAATCGCCATTAGCTACCCTTTCAAAGGCATCCGCCATAACTTGATGATGGGGACCGTGGATAAAAGCACTCCAAACCTCTCTAACAAACGCCATATAGTCTGTTGCACACTTCTCTCTGGTCTTAGCATCTTCTAATTCATCTAATAAACCCAGTAATTCCCTCTTCTCGTCTAAAGAAAGGTTTTGTACTTGACTTAATATCTGGTTACTCATACATCTCCTATACTACATAGAAAGTAAATACCTCCTAAAATTAAAAACTTACTAAGTACCTACCACTAAGTGGCACTTAATAGGTATATACCTAACAAGTAGGTACCTACTGGATGTAAATCACGCTAGATTTTAACATAATTGCACATCTTCACAGGAAAAACAACTATTTTTTAAAATAATTGGGGGGGGTCTAGGGACCCTAGGGTCTTTCCTGAGAAAAATTATATATCATATGTATGAAAAACGCTATCAAAATGCAATATAGGGGGTACCCCTGTGAATTTTAGTAATATCCTGTGCATATCACTATGTATATATGATAGTAGGAGTCCCGCACACA